ACACAACGCTACCTTTGCGGTCACTAGATGATGTAGTATCTAAGACACCTTTTGGCTTCGGATTAGGCTTACCCCTGTCTGTAAGAACAGGATTAGGGTCGTCATATGCAAATAGGTTTTCACCAGCTACCATGTCATCTATGGGGTCATACTGATCATTTTTAAGTACAGCACTGTCTGTTGCATTAAACTCGTCAACAGACTTCATTATGTCTTTACCTAAATACTGTCTAGCATTCTCTTTGTCGTTTAGAATACCTTGCTCGAAGACATCTAATGCATGAGGTGCTTGTTTATAGGTATTAGTAGCATTCAAAACACCATCAATAGCATTTGGTTCTACGTCATTTGCTAATATATTGTCAGCGTCTTGTTTTGCTTGTGTGTATTCTTCTAGGTAAGGATTTGCGCCTAGTTCATATTGCCGAGCTAAGTTAAATTTATCGTTGGCAACCTTCATTCGCTGTTCAGCTTCTTGGTATGGATCAACAACAGTGTTTTTTCTGTACTGCTCGTTTGCGGCTCTAAGAGTTTCTTGTTCAGCATCAATGTTGCTGGTCATCATGTTAGAAACGTCAGAACCATCTGAAACAACTTTATTGCTCGTTGGGTCGTACATGACTGTATAGGCCATGCTTGTTCCCTCGTTGATCACCATAGGTATAAGGTTGGACTTTTTTTCAGGTGGCTTTGGACTCAAAGCTGGAGCCATAGGAGGCATATAGTTAGGATAGCTCTGCGATAGAACGGGTCGTCTTACTGCGGCTGGCATTATCTTCCTCCTTTATCTCATGTGTGGGTTAGCTGTACGGCCTCTAAAGAAAGACCCTGTACCTTGTTGTGCCTGTGGAAAATACTCTTGCTGGAAACCAAAGCCAGCCATTCCACCACCAAGTGCGGCGGCATACGGATTATTCATGTTGGCTTTAAAATTATTATTGGTTTGAGGTGCTCTGCCTAAGATACCAGCTTGATAACCTTTACGCTGATCCATCTCAAAGTCACGCTGGTCTTCAAATCGTTGCTTCTGATCATTCAGCTGTGCCTGATCGAAGCCTTGTAGGGCGTTACCAGCGTTCATACCAAAGTTAGCACCTTGTCCTAGTGTGTTCAGGCCTACACCATAAGCACTTTGGATGCTTTGGTTTGCTTGTCCAGCACCTTGCAATGCAGAACCTTGATCACGGAACTGTTGTGCCTGTTGGTTTAGACTGCGATCTATAAGACTATTCTGGATGTTTGTAGCTACATCGGCACGTCTGTCGTCATATGCTCGGTTAGCTACTGCTTCTGCTATACCAGCGCGACTAGAGTTTGTGTTCCCAGTACCAGAGGCCGCCATGTCTATGCCAGTCAAAGTGTTCTCTTGTAGATTACGACGATCATCACGCATTGCGGCATCTACTAGAGAACCAGAGTTTGCTGATGCGTAGTTCATAGCATTACTTAGTCGGTCTTGCTGTGCCGCATCTGCCATACCTTGGTACTGTCCGTACAATGAGTTTGCATTGTTACCAAAGCCAGCTGTATTGCCCATCATGGCATTACCACTGTTCATCATGTTAGTACCAAAGTTGCCCATAGTGTTTGCAGTGCCAGTTTGGAACTGGTTAGGTGCGGCTAGGGTTTGGCCTTGGTAGGCTCCAGTGTTTAAGACACCATCTAGTGCGGCTTCTGAGCCTTCTAAGTTGGCATCCACGTATGGCTTGTATTGGTTAAACGAAGCCATGTTAGCCGCGTTTGCTCTATCTTGTGCTTTCGATTGCATCTTTGAGCCAAGTAAGCTGGCTCCAGCACCTATAATTGCGCCCCACATATAATATTCCTTTCTAGCATAGCTAGTCCTGTAGCTCCGCTACTTGTTTATACAGCAACCCAAGCTGTGCCATTGTAGACAACAAGTTTAGATACGCCTGATCCTATTGGTTCCCAAGGATACACAGCAAAACGCACCATGCCCTTTCTTGGGTTGGTCGGTTCTCTATCAGTAACTTGGATACTTGCGTCTGCTAATGATTTAATAGACGCTTCTATTTCTCTCAGTTCTTCCTGTAGGTAGTTGGGGAGGAACTCTGGAGTAAGTGTTGGTGCTTGGCGTCTGACATAAGCAGACACCAGCATATTAATTTTATCTGAGATAGCCATGAGTTATCTCCTACCAGTCACAGTGATCTCGACATCCATACCTGTAAAGTTGAAGTCTTTGTCAGCTGTGGTTGCCAGCTTGTACGACAAGTATCTGCCAGACATACGGGCATCCACCTTGTAATCAGTAAGTGAGTTAAAGATTACTGCACTGCCATAGTTAGGGGTGGCATGAGGTGTGTCTGCGGCTCCAAAGGTAAACTCGAATGTTCCATTAGAACTGTCAGTAGATACCTGTGGGGCTAGTCTGGAGATAACCTTATAGCCTGTCAGCGGTATCCCTTGCTCATCAAGGTCAAGACCTACACGTTCTATAAAGAAGGGCTTAGATACTGCCGTGTCTATAGCCTGTGATAGACTACCTTTCTCAATCAAGTCGATACCATAGACCTTACTGTTAGCTACCCCACCACCAGCTTTTGCTAGTACAAGTGGGTGTCTTTGGTATGGGCTTTCTTGAGAGTGGTATGAGCCACCTACAGTTTCATAGGTAGTCGTAGCGTCTGCGTATGTTGACGCTGTGTTTACGTTGGCTTCAGCACCAGCAACTACGTTAGGTAAATCATAGAATGACCATATGTCTTCTTTGTAGTTATAGACAGCGGCTCGGTTACAGTTGTCACCATCTGCATACTCAGCCATGTCATCGCCACTGTGGTAGCAGAAGTATACTTCCTCTAGCATTGAGTTATGCAAGACAAAACACTGTTCACTCTTAGAGTTGTCTAGGCCGTTAAAGATGTAGTCTCGGACTCTACCATCACATATTGATTGGCGTGTGTTGCCATCAGTTACATAGATGTCATCCCTGTCAAAGACATAGTGTTTACCTTCGATCTCTTGGATGCAGTTCTGGTTGATTACCCCAGCGTCATCAAAGAGTTTCCTAAAGTTAAATATGAATGCCCCACCAACAAACTCCATCATCCACACTTGGTCTTGTGAATAGACAAGGAAGTTGGAGCCAAGGGTTGCACCATCGACTATGGGGGTCTTCATTTGCACTAAGTCATTAAAGCCAGCACTGTTGGTTAAGTCTGAGGCATCCCATGTACTAGGGACTTGGTTAGCTAGAACTGGGTCACTAAAGCGAACCCTGTTAGGGTACTCTGTACCACTTTCTATAGTGCCTAGTGCAAGTAAGAAGTCACCATATGAACGAATAGCTGTCGTAGTTACACCAGAAGGCCAGTTAGGCAACGCAGTAAAGTTAGTTGCGCTGGGCACTCTGTGGATTGGCACAGTGTTTGCTCTATTGATGTACTGTACGTCTGCAAGTATCGTGGCTGTCACAGGTGTAATAGCAGATGCAGACAGTGAACTATTGAACTTCTGTGATAGGACACCATTAGACATCTCAAAGATGTCAAAGGTATCATCCACTATCAATACTGTATCAAAACCTGAGAGAGCACTGACACCATAGATGAACTTAGGACTAACTGTAAGGTTGCCTGAGATGCTCCTGTAGATGGGTGCTCTGGTTACTTTGGCCTCGTTGAACCTGACGTTCTTGGCTCTAGTGTAGGCATTGATGGGGAGGCTGTATGGGTCTATGTCCGTAACGACACCAACAGACCCCAGCCCACGGATAGGGAGGTTAGTCATGGGCTATGGGTTCCTTATGTGTAAAATTAGTATCCAGTTGCTTGCCACATCAATGTCTTGTTACTACCAACTGAAGTACCTTCGTTTATAATTGTGAAGGACGTAAGTGATCCAGTGTCCATACAAGCAACCGAGTAGAAATCGACTTCAAAGTCACCAGAGGCTCTGTTGTCTAAAGGTGTACCATGTAACGTAAAAATGGCATTAGGAAATGCTATTGGCAAAGTCACAGTCTTGTTCTGCTCTGCGTTTACACCAGTTACTCTGCCCCACTGTATTATTAGGCCAGAAGGAAACTTTTGGTATCCGTTAGTAGACAGCTGTGCATCCCAGTTACCTATTTTAGCATCTAGTTTAGCTGGGGATATAGTGCTCTCAGTAGTGCTTGTGCCAGTATCCCATGTAGACGTAGATTGGCTTGGTATGGTCTGTATGCCATTCAACTGTGTCTGTATGTTACTAGTGACACCATCCACATAATTAAGTTCAGCAGTAGACGCTGTAAGACCATCTAGTTTATTGAGTTCAGCAGTAGACGCTGTAAGTCCGTCTAGCTTATTGATCTCTGTTGTAGACGCTGTGACACCATCTAGCTTATTAAGTTCGGCTGTAGTGGCTGTCAGACCATCCGTGACGTTTAATTCAGCTGTGGTAGCCGTAACGCCATCCATAAGGTTTAACTCAAGCTGGGTGGCTGTGATTGCTCCAGTCACGTTGGGTAACGTAGCTTTGATGGTAGACTTTAGTAGTCTGATGTGGTCATCAGCTTGCGCCAAGCCGTCTGTGGAGGCTGGGTTTGAGGCGTTGAGGCTGTTGATGTAAGTTCCTGATTCGAGTGCCATATCTGGGGTTCCTCTGTTGTGTTTCTGGGGGAGGCTCTTGTTTCGAAGGCCGAACAACAACAACAACAAGAACAACCTTTAGCCTTCTTTTTGAAATTGATGTTATTTTAAGTGTACGGGGGGTCTAAAATCCTGTGAACCTATAAAAAATCTAGTGGTATCCTATGTAACCTGTTGTTTTCTATATATAAGCAAGTAGCAGGGATAATGTATCCCTCAGCATCTGGTGGTAAATATAAAAGACAAACACAGGACATTAGACATTGATTAGGG